CCATGTTATTTCTCCTTTATTTATTTGGGTTTGTTGTTGTTGGGGTAAGTTCGTCAAAGGCTGGTGACTTAACGTAGTAGCCTTGGGCAATGGTTGCGGTCTTTGCATACTCGATAGTCACATTGGCTGGCGCGATCTGTCGAGCTAATTCGCACACGCTATCGGCGGTCAGTATGACCAACCACTCTTTGCGTCCATTACGGCGGAAGAATACTGCTGGGATCTTACCCGCTGGACAATCCCGCTTTGACTGCTCCATCCACTCTTCGGGTTTGAGTGCTTGGCAACGCTTGCCTTCAATGTGGAAAGGGAAGTTCTCGCAGACTACATCACCGCTACCACCCTCTGGATTGCCTGCGTATTGCTGGGTGCGTCTGGCCTTCTGCCAACCTTGTTCGCGCAGGTAGTTCGCTAATTCTCGCTCACCCGCTGCACCCTTTGCCCTGCTATTGATTTTGCCCATTGGTTGGGTTTAGCCAACCACCTACCCCAAGGTCGAGTGCTATTTAGTTCCGCCAAGTCTTATTAGCGTAGCTAATATCTTCATTAAATCTTCTAATCATTGCCATCATAGTCAGTTTTTCTACGATCTTCTTGTTCTTCTTGACCCAAGCCACGGCCTCATCAAAGGATTCTGCGTCCTTCAACCCAGCCTCAAACTTAGCCCACGCCTCTTTCTCGTTCACAAACTTTGGAATACACGCCAGTTCTGACCTGTCGATGGGCAAAGTTTAGTTGTTATGCTTTTACACTTGGCAATTGGCAATAGCCAGAATAGGTCATCGTTCATACCCCAGCAGGCAACGTAATCTACACCACTGATCGCACGCTTGGGAATATTGAAGCCATTGCCACTAGAAGTGGTAAAACGATACTTGGTGCGCCCAGGTTCTATTGCTTGTGCAGTTTTAACTTGGATGCGAAAGAACTTGTTATTCTTCTCAGCAACGACATCGTATCCAGCAAAATCCTCGTAAGGCGTAAGAACGTTGTATCCACACCGCAACAATGCGCCAGTAACGCGAGCTACCCCAACTGCTCCAACTTGGCGCGATGATAATTTCATGCTTGACGGCTTTTGGTTTGTCCTAGAGACTTTTCCCAATGAAAGCAATAATAACTATAACACTGACGGCGATGCTGATGGCATCGGGGTTGGCTGAAGATGATGATGGTGATGCTGCTGATTTTGTTGGAGCAGTGCTAAAGCGTAATGGATTTTCGTGTGGTCGTGGATGCGTAATATCCGAGAATGGTGGAATGGCTTATTCATCGTCATCTGGTAGGTCAATAATTTCTACTGAAGGTTTCTATTTTAAGTCTGGAAGTAGTGTTGTTGGAAAAGATGCGACATTCATATCAAAGTCTAGGAATTTCTTTTATGGAACTTCCGCAACGATTAAGGCTGGTTCTGCCTATATGAATGGAGACGCTGTTTGGGTTGGATCTCAAGAAGAGGATAATAATTAAGCTCCAAATAGTGCGAGCCTATTTCGTATTCTGCTTTCGAGTCCACCGATAAACTTTTTTCTGGCTGGGTTGCGTTGAGCCATTCGGTACTCATCCTCAAGCTGGGCTTGGCTGGCCGCACGCATTAACGCTTTTGGATCAACCTGGTTGATGGCCTGCAATGTCTTTGGACCTAGCCCTCCGTCTACAGCCACTCTCTGTCCAAGCGCGTTCAATCCTTGCTGAATGTACTTCGTTGCACCGCCCATCCCGCGATTAAACGCGAGATCCTGCGCGAATGGTTGGACTGCTTGCGGAAGTTTAGAGACGAATGGGCTGGTATATTCTTTGACGTACTGCGCCGCAGCCTGCGCTCTTTCTTGCGCTGGGAGCGATGAGATTCTTTTGAAGGCATCTGGATGATACTTGTCGTTAATACCCGCCACCTCAAAATTACCACCCATATCTCCCGCTGGCAATTTATAGACCTGCACGTTGCCCTGCCTATCCTTCCTTGCTTCAAAATCAATCGTCTTTAACGCTGCTGTTTGTAGTGTGTCTTGTTCTGGTTTTGTTTGCATAGATTGTGGTTCTTCTACAAAATCAAGTGTTGGTTGTTCTTGAGTGACTTGAGGCACTTGTTTGGCATATTCTCTGGCCTTCTCGATTGGAGCAATCCTTCTTACCTCTTCTGGCACTGGCTCATATCCAGTACCAGTAAGCTCTCTAGCCACCATATCGTTGCGTAGCGAAACATCCTTGGATGGGTTTACGGAAAACTTCATTGTTTCTCTCCTCGCTTGATTCTGTTCTCATACTTGGATATAAACTCTTTGCGGACATCATCACCCACTCGTGCGTATGCACTTCGCAGAACAATCACCTTGTCTTCATCCTTCATTCTCTTAAAAGTCTTATCAGCAAACATTGCTTCTGCTGCTCTTCTACTTGCAGTTCCTCGCATCCTTGCGTATTTCTCATACAATTCTGGATCAAGCCTATACTTGACATTACGAAGGGTGAAATTACGCAGAGGCTTTGGTGGAACAACATCTCCGTCATCCGTTGCCTTAAATATCTTGTAGATTCCAAGCGTGATTGGATCGTAGGAAACTTCTCGGCCTTTTGTAACGTCAAAGAAATTATATGCAATCGGATCTGCTCCTTCTGGAGTTTGAGGAACTTCTCTTCCCCAAATGTCAATCCTTCTTGGCATATCCTCATCCATGCTTGGCAACCTTCTGTTCAAAACTTCCCCAAACACGTTAATCATTCTTTCAACGCCGTCACCAGGCACATCCTTGATCTGGAATTTTTCTGGCATTGTTTCACGCATAGACCTAGAAACAGCAGTAAGCGTGTTTGGGAAAGGTATGGATGCGACAACGCCATAGTAATCTGAAATCCATTTGTCCAGTGTTGCTCCACTTCCGTCCAGCATAGCCGAAAGCAAACTATTCGTACCCTTCAAGAAGCTTTGGTTGAATGCAAATGAAAGAGTTTCTGGAAGCAATGATGACAATTCAAGTGAACCATCTTTTCCTTGCTTGGTTGCATCCATTGCAGAGTTAATGATTGAAAGAATTGCTCCAGTAATTCCCATTTTATCTAAAGATATAATTTTATCACCAGGCTCAATTGCGGTTGATTCTCCATTGGCAAACCTATTCAACGCTGACATATTTATATTTCTTGGAGCAAGAGTTTGATATTGCACATCTCTTACTTTTTCAGATGTTGCTGGTTTCCCGCCAATGATTCCCTCATCTGACAGAGTTTTTGCCACCCCAATCAATACTGATCCCGTCAATGCCTTTCCAATCATCATTTGAGATGTTCTGTAATCTTTTGATTTTGCTGCACGAACAGCTTTGACCAAGGCGTATGGAGGAAGCGAGAATTCAAGCATTTCATCAATCACGTTTGCTGGTGTCTTTGCGTATGGGATAATTGATTTTCCGATCAATCTGGCTATTCCAGACCTATTCCCAGCACCAAACAGATTGGCCGCGCTCAACGCTGCTCTTGTAAGCACAGTATCTTGTTGGAATACGGCTTCTGCTGCTTCTTGCTCAATCTTCGACAATTGCTTTGCTGTTGGCAGGCGAACTGCCGTCTGCAATGCCTTGCCAGTTAAGCCAGCCAACTGCGCTTGTTCCGACAGCAATCTGGCTTGGGCTATTCTTCGGAATGGAGCGTCACCAAGTTGCAACAAGCGCAACATTGTTTCGGCTGGAACTCCTAGCGTTGCCTCTGTTGCTAGCCTCAACCTATCCAATGCTTGGGTTGACGCTCCCCTAAAGCCTTTTTGAATTGGTTTTGCCAGACCTTCTCCAGTCCAAAATTGCTTGAATGCAGTAAGTGGCTTGAATCCTTTAATTTTCTCTCCAGACAACAAGCCTTCTGCACTTAATCCACGCCTTACCCCAACAAGACCTTCGCCAAGTCCACGCAGTCCAGCCTTGCCAGCCTCAATTGTTCTTGTTATTCCACCAGTTGGTGGTGCAATTAGTCTTGGTCCAACCTCTTTGCCAGCCAATTTTTGAAACGCCCTACCAACCTCCTGTGTTAAGAATGCACCCTGTCTGCTTGCCATACGAAGAGGCGCGTTAATTACATTGCTCCAAATATTTGTTGTAAGAGATATTGGGGAAAGAAGATTTCCTTGAATTATTGTTGGTAATGTTTCTGCAAATAGCTTTTTAGGGATAAGTCTTCCCTCGACAACTTGTAAATTGTATAGCGATTTAGTTAGATTCTTCTCTGCATCAATTGCTGCCTTTATGTCAACATCATCTAGGCTTGTTCTTGCTTTTTCAGCCAATGAATTAAATCTGTTTTGAGCATTGTTCGACAACTTCTTCAATTCGGCAATTCTTTTTGTCATTGCATCATCAAGTCTGTATCCACTTTTCTCGACAACTTTTGCTACCGCGCTGGAGTAGGCGGTAGGCTCCATCTTTATCAGCTTGAAAACATTAAGCCTTTGACCTAGATCAGTTCCTGGCTTTGTGACCTTCTCAAGATATTCATTTGCTCGAACAGCATCGCCAGCTTCAGCGTATCTTTTATACATTGTTACTTTTGCCACATCCCCAACAATGTCATCCCTTGAGTTAGCAACGCTTACAACATCTTCATTTGGAATATCCAAGAATTGCTGTTCAAGTTCCTTGATTGATTTTGTCTTGTACAAGACATCGCCTTTAGCCACCTCACGCATCGTTGCCTCTGGAGCTAACTTCTGCTCGATGATCCTTTGTGGTGTCTTTCTGATCTTCTCGCCAACGCCTGGAGTTGGAAGCTGGATAGGTTCTGCTGCAACCCTTGCGGCTACTTCCTCTGCCTTTGGCGCAACAGCCTCTACTGCTCTTGGCAATGCACCCTCAACCGTTGGAGCTACAGCAGGAGCAACAGCTTCGACAGCTTGAGTTGCTGGTCGAGTTAATGCCCCGCGAACTCCTTTAGCCAACCCAACCAATCCTCCTCCAGTAGGCGTAAGAATAGAGGCGGCAGTTGTGGTTATTGGATACTTCTCAACATCGCGCTGTAATACTTCGCTAATGCGAGCCATACGCTCTGGTCCTAGCAAAGCTTTGCCAGCAGCCTCTTGCCCCTTCTGACCTGCAATAAATCCACCGATACCTGCAATCGCTCCAGTAGCAAGCTTTGGCAGTATACCTCCAGGTGTAAGTGCGGCAGCGGTTTCAGCGGCTACAGCACCAGTAGTCGCGGGTATTACTTGGCTTGCCATAGTGCGTGCAATCGCACCAAGTCTGCTCGGTTCTTCTGGCTCAAGCTCAAATGAGTCAACATTGCCATCCTTGTCAGCCTCAAACCGCACAACCTTCCCATCCTTATTCCTTCCAATTGCAAATCCAACGCCAGTATTCTTATCAGTTCCAGACGATACGGTTTCAATGCCAAGCCTCTGTGCTTCCTTTACGGCTGGTATTGCTGGAGTCTCAATAATGCCTTCAGCTAAAGCCTGCGCTATTGGCTTGTATCCTTCCGCTATCGTGCCATCTGGCCTGCGGATCGTACCCATCGCATCTACAGCCTTCCCAGCTTCAATGGATGCTTGCTGTGGCGTTGCACCAGCTTGTAGTTGACGTTGTGTTTCTTGCTGTAGTACAGCTTTGCGCTCTGGAGATATGACATCCTCTGGCGCGCCACCAGATGCCAAATAATCAGCCTTAGTTAAATTGCCAGCTTCCTCTTTAGAAAGCGGAGCGAACTCTAAATCTTGTTCCTGCTCTGGAACGAACTCAAGCTCTGGCTCTATAGCCATTGCCTACTGCCTCGCTTGCAGTCGTCCTGGCTTTCCGTTGATGTAAATAAGTTGCCCAGGCTTCACGCCTGCTGCTTTTGCTTCTTGGAGACTATTGAAATTCTTTGGTGCTTCTGGCTGTTCTGGTGCTGGCCGCGCTTGCGCTGGAGTCTCTGGAGCAACTTGTGGGGTTGTCTGCATAGGCATAGTCGGAGATTGATAATCTGGAACATTCGTTTCCATCTGACCCGCTTGTCTGTTAAAGCCAAGTTCTGCAAGCTTGTTCTTATAAACACCAGCTTCAGCCTCTATGTCCTTTAGCACATCAGCGCGAGGTTTTGCCCCGATCAATCCAAGTCCAGCCTCCATGGCAAATGTGCGTCTATCACCCTTCGCAATTTCAATCTCTTGCTTTACGCGCTTCTTCTGTAGGTCTTTTAGTCTATCGTTCAATTCCGCGCGTTGCGTTTCAATGTCTTCATTCTGAAGACTCTGTTCGTTGCTAATTGTGTTGCCAATACCAGCAAGGTAAGGCGCAAACGCTGGATCTTGGCTTAACGCTGGAAGGTCTTTAAGCTTTCCCTTAACCTTCAATCCACCTTTCTCAAAGCTGAAATCAACATCTGGCTGTTCTTTGAGTGCCATTGCACGCTCTTCTAAGGCTTGCTTCCTTTGTGCTTCGGCTACGGCTTGCTTCTGAAGCTCGTCTTGGCGAAACATATTCATCAATTCTGGTACATCTAATACTGCCATAAATCTCCTTATATCTTAACTAAGTTTCCAAGGCCAGTAGCAATCTGACCAAACTGTTCGGCACCACTCGGCTGCCTAGAGATCGCACCAACCTGCGCACCGTAGGTGCTAGACAAGTAATTAGCTTGAGAGCCGTAAAGGTTTGTAAATGCATTTTGAAGCTGAACTGGAATTTCTGGATTTGTTGTCTGATAGAAATTAGCAGCCGTAGAAGGTTGTTGGTTAAATCCACCAGGCAGTGCCTGATTGGCTTGGACGTACTGTTGCATAGCACCTTGCTGTTGGGCTGTACGCTGGCCTGCAAGATTATAGATCGAAGGTCCTCCACCAATAAAGTTAGCAGCTGCGCCTAGTCTGTTTTGACGCAATGCGTCACGGAACGCTATATCAGCTTTGAGTGCGTCACCACTCGATAAGCCAGATCCAAGGAATTGCTGTGCTGCTCCATAGCGTGCAAGCTTTCTGGCTTCACCAGCAGCACCAATCTGTGCAGCCTCTTGTACGGCTGGTCCAATTCCGAAGATGTTGCCACGGGCAGTCTGTGCTGCTCTTGCGGCCTGCTCGTATCCACGCCGTTCTTCCGCACCAATGGTCGATCCTAGGCGAAGCTGGTTAAGAGCCTCATCCTCGATGGTCTTACGGATTTGCTCTGTTTCGGCTGTGGTTGTAGGTCCGATTGGCTGGGTAGCCATTTGGCGATATTGCTGACCAAGCGCAACCGATGTCTTGTAGCTTTCTGGATCAATCTGATAAAGCTGTTGTGAGGCGCGCTCTTCGGGTAGCTGTGCGAAGGTGCGGAAGGATGTTATCTCCTTCAACGCCTCTGGGCTATCTTTCGTAATAGGCGTGAAATTCTTTTGCATATCCTGCGCTTGGGTAACTGCGCTGGTTACGCTCTTTAGGTCATCGTTGAGTTGCTTGATCTGTGCTTCAGCACCAACTCTGCGTGCATCACCAGATGGCAATTCAGAAATCAATGTGTTGGCTGCATTAAGACGCTCTTGAATTCCAGCAATCTGAGTATTTCCACGTTCAATCACATTGTTTAGGCGTGATTGCTTTGAATTATTGTAATCGTCAATAATCTGTTGATCGGATACTTGGAAGTTTAACATCGTGCCAAGATCGGACGATCCGTAGTTGCGTTCAGCGGAAAGTTGTGCCAAGGCTTGGTTGAATTGCGGACCAGCAGCTCCATTTGTTTGTGTACCAGTTCCGCCAATAACAGATTGTATTTGTTGTGCTAATGTATTATATCTTGCTTCTTGCTGGGCATTTTTTTCGTTGGCATTTTTTTCTTCAAGCTGAAGAAATCTTGAATTTAATTCTGCATCACTAATTGCCTTTGGAAGATTATATGAAGTTTGTCCACCAAAACTTCCAATCGCATATTTTCCAGGATCTAATCCCATTTCTCTAATCAATCTGGCTGAATTTGCCGATACTCCAGCATTAAGTTCTGGCTGCCTATGAACAGTCTCTGTTCCTCCAAGTCCATAGAAATATGCAGCATTATTTCTTCCTGGCCCAGCCTGCCCAGGCAAAGCAGCTATTGTTCCGTTTGCTTCTTCTATTCTTTTATTTAATTCTTCGGATGTCATTATTTATTAACTTCTAAACTTGGATTGCTAATATTTGTTCCAATCGTACCATAGAAGTCCATTGGTCCTGGCTGGCGGTTCATTGCCACATTCTGCTCAACCGATCCGTATGGGCTAGTTCCATAAAGACGTTCGAACTGGCGGGTCATCTGATCGCCCAATCCACGGTTCAAGGCATACGCTTGTGGGCTAGTCTCATACTGCCTACGTAGGGATTCTAGCGTGCGTTGTGGGCCGTACTGACGTTCTAACTGCATTCCAGACTGCACGCCTTGCAATTGGTCTAAAGCCGATAGCTGGCGTTCCAGCGAGCGTTGGGTTGGTAGATATTGAATGCGAAGCTTGTTTTCAAGGGCTGCCATTTCTGGAGCTTTTTCAATATAGGTATTGATGTTCGTCCTATACGCAGCCGCATTAGCCTGCGCCACCGCATTCGGATCGGGCGGAGGAGGAGGTGCAGGAATAGAAGGTGATCCACCCATGGTGTTAAACCCTTGCCTTTCGCATAAATGTCATATAGTCGTAACTCCTTGGTTTACCAGAACGATTAAAAGTGATCCGCTTGCGGGGACCAAAACGCTCCCAAAGGAGCAACAGCAAGCATCTCAAGGATTTAGCACCTTTTGATGAGATAGTCAAATCAACAAATACATTCTCTCCGTCTTCGCTATGCACATAATGATTAGGCTCTTGCCCATCCTTTATACACCTAGCCAAGGCAACGCCTGCTATGCCGTCATTATCCTTGACCACACCAACCATCCCCTGTTTCTCGAACCATCCAAACCACTCAGCCAGGTTAGGCCACATAGCCTCTGGAACACTGCTTTTCTCAATGTACTCAATAGGCGTCATATTGTTTGCTGGATCTGGATTGTGTCTGGATTGGCTGCTGCCGTGATCTGGCGAATAGCCATCTTGTTTGCTGGCGTTGAAATCTTTATGTTAAGCAAACGCCACTTCTCATATTTGCGTAAATCTGCTGCCAACTTCTTTTTGACTGATGTCGGGAGGATGGCTGGAAGCGTGAATGGAAGAGTTAATACTGAGCTTGAAATGTCAATGTTGGATTGAACATCAATATCGCCAACGTCAATGTCACGCTGGATTGACACATTAGCATCGGATGAAAAAGAGTTGTCAAATACGACCTCGAAATGGCTTCCGTATTTTAGCGAGAATGGATCTCCAAAATTAAAATCTTTCGTGCGGACATAGGATTCGTAGTCAGTTCCAGCGTCTTGATAGTCAGCTGATGTAGTTCCTGCTGGAGACTTGTACCCAGCGTACTTTTCAATAATTCCGTTGCTCTTCTTGAACATTGCCCTAGAACCTTCTTGATTAAAGTTAGTAAGCGTGAACTGCATAACCTGCGGACTCCAAGTTCCCTCGAATGCACTTAACGCCGTATTATAAACCAACAGCGTGTCGTTGTAATCATTCGATCCAGTAGGTATGGCAAGGAAATATCTGTTATCGTAGTAGATCGCAGTAGCCACCCTAATCGAATCCGTATTGATACTCTGAATAACATTCTTTACAACCTCTGAAATAGGTATTCCAACTGAACTAAAGTCATCCGCTACAGACCGAACTAGCGATCTAATTCCGTTATCAGACAAAAACAGAATGTCGCTGCTTACCTGCACTGCAGTGCCAGCAGCAACGCATCCTGTATTGTTTGAAATGATTGACACAATCCAATCTGCTCCAGATGCAGCATCATTTGGAATATCAACTTGGAATACTCTGCGCTTTTTAAATACAATTAACCTATTTTTATAGTAAGGTACAACTGCCGTAATTTGATCTCCGTCATCGCCATTGACAACGATGCTATTTGTTGAATCCCATACTGAAGGATCAAGAATATCGGATGCATATAGCGTGTTTCGGTTAGATCCAGATCCAACACCAAACAATCTATTTTCTGCGTTGACTAAAAGTCTAAGACCAGCAGGAGGCGGACTGACTGTAGCCGTAGCCGTAGCACCAGATCCATCGCCAATGATTGTCACAGTAGGCGCACCAGAATAACCAGAACCACCACTAACAACAGTAACTCCAGTAACAGCACCGCCAGCAACAGTTGTAATTAACTCTGGCATTGTTCCGCCAAGGCTAGGTCCAGTAATGATTGCAGTTGCGCTTGTGTATCCGCTACCTGCAGTTGTTACTGTGATTGCCCTAACCTTTCCGCCCTGCCTTTCAACGCCAGTTCCATCCCAAAAATGTAAATCGCTATCTGAATCCGATAGGTACATCTTGTCAACAAACTGTGCAAAAGATACTTCAATGTCTTCGGCAACGCTGTATCCGTCACGCCATTGGCTTGTGGCCGCAGTCCAGGTTATATTTGTATTTGCCCATTCAGTATATGGCGTGTGGACTGTTGCGCTTCCGTTTGATTCAATGCTGTAGAATCTTCCTCCAGTAACAGTAACTAATTGTTGATTTGCAGATGTCTCGTAGTAACGCATCCCGCCAACGGATGTTACTGCGCTGGTTGCTCCAGTAGCAAAGCTTGTAGTTCCAACGCGAGTCTCAAGATTACCCTTTGGAGAAAGGGTCATATTGTATAACTCTTGTACTTGGTTTTCTGCTAGTAGGTCAGATTGCAGACCGCTGGCTTGGCCTCCCGTAAAATTACGGATTCCGTCAAACGACAGAACATCGTCCAAGTTGTCGCTGTAGTAAGGCATTGTGCCTCCTTTAAGCCGAGAACATTTCTTCTATGGTTAGCTCGCCAAGACTCTGTGGTGTGATCTGCTTCACGCCTCCAACCTGGCTCAACTCGTAGTTAGCCATAGCCGCTAGGTCTGAGTTGGCAGTCTGCGTGATAGCCTGCGCCTTGGCATACTGCCGTTCACGCTCAAGTGCATCAGAATGGGTCAAGGCCAGAACCAAGTGATGAACGTGTGGCAAACGAAGCTCGTCATCCAGCGCGGCTTGAGATGGAGGAAAGTCAACAATGATGTTTGTGCGGGTAAGACATTTAAGCTTTTCAACTACTCGCAATGGTGTAGTTCCAGCAGTTTTTAGCCTTGGGTAAAGGTTTAGCTCTGCAACGCCACTGCTGTTCCTACCCGTAAAATGGTAGGTATCTGGATCGCCAGTACGCGCATCGTCAAGCAATCCTGGGTCTTGGCTGATGATTGTAGCTAGGTCAATTGGATCAACTTCTGCATCGTTGTAGGACACTGAAAGAGGAGTTTCGACATTGCTACCAAGCGTGATCAAACGAGTCGTTCCAACCGAATATGTCGAATTTGTGACAGTCTCACGCCAAGGCGCAAAGTCCCATACGCGCCGATAGGCTAGGCTTGCGGCTTTCTGCAAGAAGGTAAGCGTGTCCGAGTCGGTCTTGCCAACCTTCTCACCCGCATATTGGGCGATTTCAGTTAGGGTCATTTATTACTCTTGGTCTGGAGGAAGCGGAGTATTGCCTTCAGACAACCATTTTAGGTAAGCCTGATAATCTGTATTTGATTCATCAAATGGAATACAGGCACTGTCTGAAACCCTTATAATACAATTTATATTTAGACTTGATTTTCTATACATTTTATAACTCCGATTGTGCGGTCCAATGGAATCCCAATGCATTTCCAGCGTTAATTCCAGCAGAAGAAACTTGTATAAGACCACCAACAGTATTTGGTGTTATTGCGCTTGCAAAATTTGCAGTTAAATCGGCTGAAGTTGATATATTCCTTATATTGCCACTTGCTCCAGTAGCACTATATAAAGTTGCTGTTGGATTGGATCTTTTAATTGTCTTCCAAGATACATAGTATCCCCATTGAGTTGAATTTGCTCTTTCAGCATATAAACCAACACACGTACTTGTATCGGAAGTTCCTACCGCTGTTCCATTTTGATATGATGTTTCAAAATACCTATGACACAATGCCAACTCAGTTCCAATCGGTCTTCGCTCAAAGTCGGTTGCGGTTGAGCCTGCTTCAAGTTGGACATTATCAATTGTCCAAGTTCCGCTGGTTTGCGCTCCGACTGTAAATACAATTTCAATTCCAGTAGTAGCGGCTGAAGGAACTGAGATTTGTGCGCTATAGGTTGCAAGGCTAGATGTAACTGTAAATGTTCCAGTAGCAATCTGTGTGCGTGTTGGACTTGCCAGCGTTCCAAATGCATCAACAGTGCTTGCGTAATAGGCTGTCCAATTTACTGAGGTTAATAAACTATTGGCAAGTTGAACTGATAGTGTTGCGGTTGAGCCAGCAAGGTCTGTTGTATTGGTTGCTTCAAGTCTAGTTCCAAATCCAATTCCAGTAACAGATGCCGCGCCAGTAAACCTATAGGAAAACTCGTTTGGTGCAGTTCCAGCTACCCTTGATCCAGTTACATTCGCACCAGTGCAATATCCGTAGAAACGATCTATCGAGTAGGCCAATGCAGCAGCAGCAGTAAAGGTCTGGCTCGACCCAGCATTCCTTTGATCAATCCGCATATCACCATTGATAATACGGTTACGGAAGCCAGTTAATCCACTTGTAATCGCAGCCGTGCCAGTGCTTGTGACTTGACCCTTTGCGTTAATAGCAAGAACTGGAACAGATGTTGATCCACCATAAGTACCAAGTGTTGCACCAGTTGTTCCTAGAGTTCCTGTTCCTTGGCTAATCGTAAAGTCTCCAGCAAGGGTTGTGGATAGGTTGGTGATCGTTCCAGTTGTGCTGTTAAGCGTAGCAACTGTTCCAGACGTAAAGATGCCAGCAGTGCCAGTTGTAGTTCCAGCGGTAAGGCTGGTAATAATTCCAGTAGAAATAGTAGCTGTTGAAATTGTTGCAGTCGTGCTAACCGTTCTGTTTCCAGTTGCAGTACCATAGGTCAAATCGCCAGTAAGGTTAAAGTTTGTAAAAGTCCCAGCAGTAAGTCCGTCATCAAGAAGATTCTGAACTGTTACCTTCCGTGGTGCTAGGGATGCATCAACGCTGTCTGGTGCAATTAGCAAAAGATCAGCGGTACCAATGGTTGTAATCTCCTGCTGATTCTTGATGATCGCAGAGTTGACAAGAGCAGTATCAATTAGGTTATGCAGGCCAGCCGCAGTAACCGTACCATTGGTAGAGAACGTCTGCTGACGATTGATTATGTTTGCCATATTAAGCTGTTGTCCTTAGTGCAAGTGCGGAAATTGTACCAGATGTTATTGTTGAAATTGTTGTGGTTGGATTAAATATTGTGTACCGACAAACATCGCTTGCAGCCACAGAGAATGATGAAGCTGGATATGAACCAGTAAATGAAATATTGGTTTGCCCAATAACTGTATCTCCGAGAACTACTCCAGACATAGCAAATGTTCCAGTTGATGCTGAGGATGCTGATGTCATCGTTCCAAGGGTTACTGCTCCAAGTGATGCTGTTCCAAAACTAGCTTGAGTGATGCTAGGGCCAGCCGAACCAATGCGAAGTGTTCCAGTAGTTGTTCTTGATGTTACGGCAAGCGTACCAATTGTGGATGTACCTACAATCTCAGTTCCAATCGTAGCTGTGCCTGTAGAGGCAGTAATGGTTGACCCAAAGGTTACTGGTCCTAAAAGACTGCTGTTGCTGGAAACCGTAAACGACCCTGTGCTTTGCACGCCAGATGTAGACAAGGATAATGCAGAAGACGTATTATCACCATCAGTAATGACCTGCAACGCTCCATCAAGCCCACCAGTGCTGAATGTCTTGATTAACTGTGTGTAGCTACTGCTAATGGTCTGTGTTCCAAGTGTGGGCATTTAGTCTCCTAGTTAGAAAGGCGGTTTTTGAGGACATCCCAGGCCATTGAGCAAGCAAGCCCTATTAGCCCAGCTACAGCCAGAACCTTAGTCCGTAAGTGTTCCAACGCTCCTAACCTATTAGCAACATCCCCGTGAAAAGCAAGTGACCTTTCGATCATTGAATACAATGTCATTTGACGCTCTTCCATTCGGACTAGAGCAATTGACACGTTCTGCACCTTATCGCGCAGATCAGCTACCTCATCAAGACTCACGACCTTTACCCTCCAAATACTTTAACGCTACAGCCAGATGGACAACGGCATCCACAATCTCGTCCCGATCTCGGCCTTCCTCGACAATCCGTTTGATGCTTCTGTTTACAGATAGGAGATGCTTTACCTTCCCAATGTACTTTGTCTCCTTGACCATATTGTTGTTTTCCACAGCAAACTTTAACGCCTCTTGAAAACACGCATACTCCGAGCGAGTCAGCAATAAACGCAAACTCAAACTGGTCAGCCAAGTAGCGATGCGTTTCATTTGACATTACCAGCATCTTCCGCTGCACCCATATCGGAGTAGCGAGGTAGTACATTGTTATCCGCTGGCTTTGGAGAGCAGGAACAGATCAAGAGAGTGATGATGAGGAGTTGCATTACGCTATCTTTGTAAATTTAATATAAGAACCAGTTGAAAGGATTGTTGGATTAGCACCATCTGTGGCATTTCTTTGTGCAATTTCAAATCCAAATGTTTGAGCAGAAGTTAAAATTAGTGTTCCGCTTAACCAAGTACACAATGCTTGGGCCGCCGCACCCGTGTTTGCTGATACCAGAAATTGTGCGTTAGCGTCTGCCCTGCGTGACGCTCCTTGGTCAATCGTTAAGCTGAAATATCCAGTTCCACGAGATACACGATTTATAAAACAACCAGAACCAGAAAGAGTTGATGTGAGTTGTATTGAAACTCCAGCAGTTGCAGATGCCGTACTACCACCAGCCCATCCATCATATTGATAAGTTCCAGCGGGAAGCGTTATGAAAGTGGTCGAAGCAACAAATGATGTAGAGGCAGATTGTGTTAGAGTAGTGTCGTAAAGAGTAAAGATTTGAGGAGTTGGGCGAAAAATAGGCATCGCCTTCTCCTAACTGAGTGTCGTAACTTCAGCCGTTCCAGCCGTTGCAAAAATACCGCCAATCAATCCAGTGTAGTTAAATGGAACTTCGTAGTAATCACCAGCACTTAGTCTTGCCGTGTAAACCGATGTGCTTGCTGTTCCAGTTCCTAGTAGAACATGGAGATTGCCTGGGCCAGCATTAAAAATAGTACATCCAAGCCTTCCAGTGCTTGCCGTTGCAATCGTGCCGTAACTGGTGGATGTAAAGTCAGAAGATCCAGTTCCTCCAGTTGTAGCGTTTGGTAGTCGAATGCCATCGGCAATGTCGGCTTGTAGGGTTACGAGTAAAGCTTCAATGTCAGCTACGTTTACATTGATAGCCATCGTTCCGCCACTAAGGGCATCAATAATCGTGTTCCACTGGCGGCCCATTTTAGGACTCCTTAATCTTTGCGATTGTAGATTGCCATCGCGCCGCCCGTCAAACGAACTTCGTCAATGTCACCATAAACTGTGACACCAGCCGAATATGTCGCTGCCGTGGTAGCACCACTGATAACAAGGGTAGCTGTGGATAATGTAAGAGCAGTTACCGCATCGTAGCTTCCAGTATTAGTGGAAGCTGACGATGCAATAATTGTCCCACCATTACCAAGCGTAAGGCGAGATAAGAGTCGCATACAATTAGGTGTGCAATGCGATTCTG